ACGTACTTTTTGATTCAGGCTTTGCTGTGTATCAGACGCACGTACAACAACCTCAGACAGATTACAAAACTGATATGGGCGCAATATAATTTCACTACACGGGTTGCATCCAAAGTCATGCTCTGGATCACGACGGCCATTCTTAGCTGCCTGTTTTTTGGACGCCTGTCGATTAAATATTCCACGCTCACCGGAATGACTTTCGTATAGTGACAGCCACTCACGCATAAATGTACCCATCTGTGGTTTCTCGTCGTAAGCCACACTATTGTTTGCAAGTGAACGCTGACCATCTCTGTAGATATTTTTCTCAGGTTCGTCCCACCATACACCAGACTTAGCATGAGCCATCTGGTCATCATTCAGATCAGACAGACTTATAAGTGCGCTACGTCGTACACCACCTACAACAACAACTTCACCAATTTTACACATGATGTCGTGACATTCCAAGGGGGAGAGACGGCGTCCAACAGCGTTCTTAAATTTCTGAATACAGAATCTAAACAACTCCTCCAACGGGGCTGGGCCACTAGCACGTCCACCAAATGTCTTTAGACGTGCGCCAGCAGGACGGACCTTGCTGACATCCCACTTCGGGATTTTCCCTGCGTACAGGAGAGATATAAGTTCGCGCAGAGCATTGGCCCAGCCTGGACGAGAATCGCCAACCTTGATGAGCGTATCGGTTTCATTCATCTCTTCGTTGACGATAGGTAGCTTCTCTACATTATGTCTCTCCACAGAGAAGCCTACACCAGTGCCACACATGAGGATATACATCGTCTCATCGAATGCACGAGGACTATCCACTGGTACGTAGGAGCAATTGTAACCACCGACGTGACAACGGTCAAGCGCGGGACCGGCAGTCATCAATGCTCTCATGCTTGGCATGATGTCTTGGTTAAGCACAGCCTCTTCAAGTTCAGCACGAAGTATGTCATCCATTACATAGTTGTGCTTTTTATACAGAAAGCCATGCATATAATCAAAGTAACGAGATACTGTTTCCGGCCACGTCTCACGACGTTGCTCGTCTTCTTTCCATCTCGCATATCTGGAAAGCGCAATAAAATTTTGATAGTCCGTTGGCAAATAATTACTCATCGTTTCACTCCGTTGTTACCTTTATATGTTTGACTGCTACACCTTCCATCTCGTGAAAGTAGTCTTCTAAACTTTCTTCTAATTCTTCTGTAGGATTCTCATCTGCTGGCATAGGATACTCTTCGGGGTCCAGCATTAGATGAGCATAAACTTTAACTCTCATCGTAGTATCCCTCGACCTCCTTAATAAGTTCGTCAAGGTACCAACGAGCTTTCTTCAAATCTTCTGTTCCGTTCTTGTAGCGATAACGCCACAGGTACTTTAGAATATTTCCTTGTAAGTAGTATTCAAATCCATCACCAGTTACAGCGCGAAGGGCATCAATACACTCAATGCCAGCTTTGTTGTAATGTGGTGGACTATTCACCATGTCAGCCTGCTTTGCTGCTTGGCGCATGTATTCTTCATGTCTTAGCTGTGTCATCATGCCTCTCCTTTCGTTTTTGTTGTAAATGTTAGACGAACTACATTACCATCTTCTTGTTCAATAATAACCTCGTCCTCATCATCAGCAGGATCGTCCCCCGTCCAGAAATCTTCAGAGTTCTCTTCTACATATTTGTAAAGCTGTTCACGAATATATTCGTCTTGTTCCATAACAGGAAGAGAGGCGAGGATCATCATAACAAATAATTCCATACCACGATATACCTCTTCTGTCAACTGATTATCAGAAGAAGTTATGACAGATACATGCGCATCTCCTGTCCAGCCCCCTTGTTTTGTAAAGGTAGGCCGTACTCTAATTACAAAGTCTTCATTTTCTATTGGTCCGTCCACGATACACTCCTTTCTTTTTTGTGCCTGTGAAGGCGATAAACTTTGGATGTTTATTTTTCCCCTTCTCCTTCAGCCAATCTTCTGGAATGATCCTATCGTAATATCGGAAGTCATGTTTATGACACCATTCTGCGTATGAAGATTTTGCTCCTTTTCTTAGTTTACGACGACTGTTTTCAAAAACAAAACGTATATCCAGTTTCGGATGTTGCTTTTTAATAGCCAAATGTTTTCGCCTATCAGCGGCAGTAAAGACACCTTTTGTTTCTATAATTATACCATTGTGCAGCACGAAGTCTGGTGTATAAGTTCTGTATGCTAGGTCTTCCCACTCAATCTTAATACCTTCATATATAAATTTTATCTTGAGTTCTGTCAGCTTTTCACTGACGGAAAGTTCTAGCCCACTTCTATACCCGTACTTACGCGCTGCACGAAATCGTTTGTTGTTGAACACTAACTATTTATCCACTGAGCAAGACGCTGTGTGCGAAAGGGGTCACGATACCCTAATGCTTTGAGTTCTTCACGAAGGACTTTATCTGCTTCATTACGTGCATCAATCGCCGCTCTGAGTCCTGCTGTCCTGAGTTCTCTATACTCTTTGCGAAGTTCTGCCAAATGCTGTTCAGCATCTTTAATTTGTTCAGCAAGTGCTTCAATATCATTCTCCATCTTTTTTCTCCTCTATTAGTTCTGCATAATAAACCAGCTTCGGTTCTTTGGCTTTTGACTTTACGGCTGGTAATTGTTTTAAATTAGGCCAACAAGCGTGTCTATAATCACAAAACGTACATTCTTTGCACAAGATTTTGTTACCTGTCTCTTTGCCTCTGAATGTTTCAACTTCTAAATCATAGCTACGCTCAAACTTATTAGCTTTAAGTTTGTCGGCAACGTCTTCAATCTTTTTGATTTCAGACTCTATGTCAATGTCAGCAGGGACATACTTAAATTGTCCATTGGCTTTATTGATAACCCACCAACCACCTGGCTTTTGACCTGTGGCTTTTGCATATCCTGCAAGCTGACCGACATAACCAAACGCATCATTGTCCTTCAACACCTCGTATGAGGCAAACTTATTCTTGTAGGACCAGTCAGACGCTGACTTAATATCATCAACAGCACCATCAATTACAAGATCAAACGTGCCATCAATGTTTACATTTTTTGCATTTAGAGTGACTTTCTCAGAGTCAATATACTTGACCTCTGCCTCTTTCAACAGACCCTTAAATATAGCTTCGATGACATCACCAAGAAGCATATTCATTATAAAAGTTGTGGGTTTGGGTATTGCTGTTTCTGGTTTGTTTTTTTCAAACCAAAGCTGGCAGTATGGTCTGCCAACATTGGACATGCGTAGCTTGAACGGTCGTTGTTTGCCACGCCCAAATTGACGCAGCACGGCATCTTGAACATCTCGACCTATCTGTATAGCAGTAAACTTTGAGAACCCTGCCTTTCCATTTACGACACGATCAAGATAACCATGCAACGCTAGTTCTGCTGGATGATTAAGATTCGTCAACGTCAGCCACCTCAACAGTGATAAAATCATCAGCCTCTTCAGAGACAGGAGTGTCATCCTGATAAGACTTGTCCCACTCGTCCATGACCCACTTATTATGACCTTCAACATTCTGCATAAACTCTGTCAGAAGTTGCTTGTCATCGTTGTCTATCTCAAAGACAGTGGACTCGTCCCAATCAACCACTGGTACGAAGTATGAGTAGCCTGTTTGCAAGTCACGCTTTGCAGTGGTAACAATCCAAGGGTGGCTCATAAGCAACCTCTGCTTTCTTCCAAGTTGAGAGATGGCAGTGCCAATATTTTTATAGCCCTCTTTTGTATCAACATCCCAGACAAATGGAAGGTCTTCGATGTCCATTGCATCACCTTCTTTGGTAACACCGGACATACTGACTGTGCCGTAGAGTACACGAGTGCGCTTGATCGTACGGATCAATGTCTTCATATCTTCAGACAACGCACCAAAATCTTTAATGTAACCATTAGGCTTGCCACAGTTAAAGGTGCCGAAGTTATCTTTGAGATCAATGTCAAGAGTATTTGCCATGACAGTTTTCTGATACACACCCTTATCATTATCATAACGCTGATACATAAAGCGTTGCAGGAACGGGCGAATAACTACACTATCAGCAAATACAGATTGTTTCTCCCCATTATCCAAAGCCATAGAACCAGCAGATACCAGTTCTGCTTTGATAGTCTTACCATTAACTTCAGCGTCACCCATGATAGCTTGCTTTACAATACGAAGACGAGATAGACCACTCTTCTTCTCTTGCGTGTCATACGCAGTACCCATCATCTCAGCCATAGCTGCATAGTTATTGGCATCAATAGTTGTTAGTTCACTCATATATAGAACTCCTTTCCGTTAAGTTAGACGCGCAGTTATATCACACAACGTCTTTCGTGTCAAGCCAATTCGGACCCATTTTTGCTTCTAATAGCAGTGGAACATTGAATGTAATGCCCCACCTGCCAGCTATCAAACCTGGCAAATCGTCATTTGTTTTTTGTATTGCTTGCAACACAAGTCTCTCCTCGTGTGGGTGTACATCAATCACAATACTATCATGCACCGTGTTCACAATACAGGACTTAGCATAGGCCAATTGTCTGTCTATGTGTAGCAAGGCTAGTGGCACAATGTCTGCTGTGGCAAACGACTGCACAGGATAGTTCTTGATCTGCGTAAAGTATGATACACGCCCATTCTCCTGTCGTCGTACATCAGGAAAAGAAAACTGACGACCAGAGGGCGTAGTAATTTTTTGTGTAGTCAACGCCTCTTTCGCAAGTTCTTGATGCCACTTGGCAATACCCTTATATTTCTCCGTGAAGTGCGTATAATACTGCGCCTCCGCTGGAGTTCTCCCAAACCCAGTTGCCCCATAAAGAGGAGCAAACGTGTGCGCTTTCGCAGTCTGTCTGTCAGTCGGTTGTCCAGCTTCTGTGATAATCTTTGCTGTATATGAATGAACATCAAACCCATTAGTCACCTCATCAATTGCTACGGAATCTTGCGACAGGAATGCAGCTACACGAAACTCAAGTTGTGCAAAATCTGCTTCCATAATCTTGCCCCCATCAAAGCGAGACACAAACACTCTCTTTATAGGGAAGGTGCTACCACGTGGCATGTTCTGCATGTTTGGGTC